GTGTATTCATCCCGTCGCACAGACATAATGTTAAGATAATAGTCCTGCATCCTCCACCGGAACGCTAGCTTGTTTCCCTCCGCCAAGTAGACAGAGTCCTCATGCCGCGCGGTAGCCTTAAAAGAGTACGTATTGGCCGCCCCCTTGAGGTACTCATGAAGCTCGTCGTCAAAGTAATGCAGGGCTTTAGGAGCCTGATTATCCATGTAGGCGCACACTATATCATAGGCGCTCAGTATTGCTATTCTTATATTGTCCATTATAGCCATGCCTCCCTTATCCTTGCCTCTATCGTCGGTGCAGGAACGGAAAAGTCCGAAAAGTAAAACTGCACCTTAGTTTCTCCGGGTGGGGCTTCAAAATACTTTGTTCCCACCATCTCATCATTTCCGACATAGACTCCGTTTTTGTAAATTTTTCCTGCTTCTCCGTCTATGTAGATTTCATCCCCATTTTTGTAACGGTTAGGGATGTCGTAGATATAATTAACATTGTCCTTGCGGAAAACCATATTTTTAAAGTACATACGGTTTACCAGAGTCCCGGTTCCCCGGCTGCCATACTGGCCTAAAAAGATTGTAAGGGACTTGGCTTTTTTGTTTAGTCCCGGTACTCGCACCTGGTGCTTTACTCCGCCAAATAAAAACTCGAACTGGTCTCCGGTTTTGCGGATGTACATCTGGCCTTTTCCTTCGGATGTAACGGATTTATAGTTTGGCTCAAATTGGTATCTGAATTTTTCGTTTAGCTGTATCTGCATAATGGCCCTTGCATCGTTTACGGTTGTCGCATTCTTCATAACGTGGATAGATGCTAAGTGCTGCCCGTTTTCATCTCCAATTACGAACTCCAACAGTCCGGTCTGTGGGACTTTCCCAGTCTCAAACCATATCTGTGTTTGTGCCAAAAAGTTTTGTGCCCCAACTTCCCCAAACGAATCCGTGGGCAAGGTTATCATCTTGCTGGCTCCATGCCAAGTGGTTCCACTTCCGGCATTCCCCAGCGCAAGATAGTTGTAAAATGTGGCCCAGGTTCCATTTTTCGGGAAGTTCTCCGTAAGGATACCCTGACCGTCCGTCATGGCGTTAAAGTCTGTTGCTTTTTGGTAATTGATAAGTGTTTCGGACTTCTGCCTTACCTCTTTGTCCAGTTCATCCACGTACCCATACTGCATGGCACCGTATTCAGACGTGATACCGATATAGCCATTTTCGTGGTTGTTGGTTATTTCGTAGCTTATCGGTACCGGAGCTGTTCCGTTGTTTACAATAGCTGCCTCCATGATTCCGTCGTTGTTTATAGCGGCGGGAAATGTCTTTTCCACCGCGGAGTGTGCTAGGCCGTCCGGGATAATCCAATTAATTTCACCATTTCCAAGAAATACAATTTCCTCGAAATCAAGCGGGCCGGACGGAATCGCATAAAAAGTCTTGTTCAGCATATTTCCGAATATCAAAGGTTTTGGCTCGTCTACATTTAATATTCTTTCCAGCTCGTCATATTTTTCCTCTAGGCCATACCTCATCTGGAACGGCATTGGTATCACCTTTTCTTTGTGCGTGGTATATTGAAAGTCAGCCCCTCTTAAGAGCCCAGCATCCGTATTAAGTTCCGGGCTCCAATTTGCCCCAATGAGTGGAGTGAAGCCCTGCGTAACATCTATGTATTGGTTTAATTCTACACCATTAAATTTTACTGATAAACTCATTATCTCACTCCATTAATCTTGTCTCTTAGTTTCTGGTTTGCTGTTAACTGTTCCTGCATCGGTACCGCTGTGCTCCGTGCAATCTCCCGGCTATCCACCACAAGAGAAGTGGTTACAGGCCTATTCGACAACTTAATAATCGCCCTTACGAGGTCGGTATTGTCGTTTGTACTGCTTCTGGATGCTGCCCGCGGTGTGTAAAATTGTGTTTGGAATCCATTCCCTATAGCCGCCTCTGCTGTAATTGCAGGAAGTTTTATAGCCTCTGATACTCTCTCCATTGCCTTTACGGGCAGGTGAGCGTATTTTTCAAGGCCCTCTGCCTGTCCCATCATCAGATATTTGGCAACCCAGTCCTTCATCCACTTTGAAGGAGAGCGTTCGTCATATGAGTGGGCTGTCGCAGCTTTAACTCTCGCCGCTGCTGCCTCTGCTTCCGCCACTGCCGTATCCGCGTTATCCCGTATCCCAGCGGCAAGCCCTTGCATAAGATAAGCACCGATTTGGATAAAATCACTTTGAAGTCCGTCAAACACTCTTGGGAGTGCTGCGGCAAGTGACCTTAGTTCAGCGATTACGGCTCCGCGCCTGTTGGATATTCCGTTTTTCAGCCCGTCGTCTATGTTCTGTCCGTAATTCGTAAATACTGTAGATGGAGAATGTATTCCTAAGGTGTTGGCAAAATTATCTTTAGCCGAATTAGCTAAATTTGTGGATGCGCTCTCAACCAACGCCTGATTCTTTTGTATCCCCGCGGATGCTCCGGCGGGGACTTGGCTTCCCAGCGTTTCCCCAGAAGCTCGTACCTGTCCAGAGCTATTAGATACCCCCTGGGCAAGATTAGTGCCTGCGCTAGTTCCAATGCTGGCAAAATCAGCAGAAGCCATTTGCCCTCTTAGACTTTCCTTTGTCTGCGTTATAAGCCCTGTTACGGACTCTGATATCCCGCTGCCCTCAAAATCAAATGCTTTTTTCAAAGACTCTGTTGCTGTAGTGCCCCCATTATCAAATGCAGTGTTGAGCTGTTGCAGTTGTTCATCGGATGCTGTAACAAGCGCTGCCACATATCCCGCCGATTCTGGCCCAGCATCTCTCAATTTATCAAGTAATCCCTGCCTTACGCCCCTGTCTGCAAGTGTAGTAATGTTGTCAGCCCACTCTGACATAACTTGCTGGTTCGTTTGCATGTTAGAAATCATTTCCTCTACAGACATGGTCTGCTCGTTACTCAATGTATCAAACATGTTGGTAGCAGACTCTTCATATTCCTGCCACTTGGAATTCATGGAATCCACAGCCTCTCTTTGCTTTTCGGAGAGTAATGCGTATGACACTGTCTGATTCATGACACCGTTTTGTATTGCTGCATCGACTGTGGCCTGTGAGGAGGCGATTGTAGCATTGGTGTCTTCTGCCTGTGTCTTTAAACTTGCATGGTTTTCTTCTTCTTTCTTAATCGCCGCATTTGTTTCGTCAAGGGCTGTCTGGTAGGACTTTTCGTCCTCCAGCGATTTTATACGGTGCTGGTCAAATTCCTGGGCAGTCATATTACGATTATCTGCCATTTCTTTTTCAAGGGTCTTTCGTTTTTCGTAAAGGTCATTTAGTGCACTTTCGCTTGTAGCGATATCCTTGTTTATGCCAACTATCTGCTCTTGCGCTTTCTGGGCCTCTTGTGATGCTTGAAGCGTCTTTATGCGCTCTTTTAACAGTCCGGTATTGATAGATAAATTATCATTTTCTTTGTCGTAAGCAAGTCCCAAACCGTCCATAGAACCGTTCAATGATTCAACAATTGTCTGAATTCTCGACTTTTCAGAAGCGCTTTTATGTTCTGATTTAATCAGACTGTCAAGTTCATCCACAAGTCCGTTATAAGCATCTGTTGATATCTTGATATCATCTATTTCAGCATTTCGGGCAGCTATGTTTTCCTTTATCTTTGCGGTGGATTCACTAGTCTTTTTAGTTAGCTCTTCCGTGGCCCCCACAATCTCATTCGTGGAGCTTGTTGCTTCATCAAGCTGTTTCTTTTGCAATGCCATCGCCCCGGTGAATATGCCTACCAGAGTAACCACTACCCCTATTGGGCTTGTCAAAAACCCTATAGCCGCGTTAAATGCTGTTGTGGCTGCTGTGGCTGCTATTGTAGCTGCCTCATGTAGTTTTATGCTCCCGGTCATGACTCCTATAACAGCAGTCCCAATACCTATAGTTCTGTTCTGTGCCGCCTGTGCTGCTGTCTGTGCCTTTGTTGCCGTGGCATCAGCCCCCTTGGTTGCCACTCCTTTTGCCGTTGCCGTATTGTGCAGCAATTTTTTAGTAGTAAGCCCCTTTTCAGATGCTTGTGCTGTTTTAATCAGGGCATTGGATTTTTCCATTAACCCGTTGGCCTTTGAAATAACTTTCATTGCGACATAAGCCGCAACTACCCCCTCAATCGCCGGGGATAATGTTTTGGCAACTTTAATTGTCGCCTTGACGACAGATGCAAAAGCTTTAAAAACCGGGGTAGTTCCCTTGACAACAGTTTTCATCACCCCAAAAGTCGAATTGACAACCCCTTTTAAAGAGTTTAGATTTTCCGCAATGGTCTTGCCCGTTATCTTCTCCGACATTTCGTCGAAAACTTTTGCCATGTCGGCCAGGTTCCTTACAACTGCAGTTCTAAGATTCTGGAAACTGGTTTCAATACCCTTGCTGTTTTCCTGCGCCAGTTGTGCAATCTCTCCTGTTCCGGTACCTATCTTTATAAGATTATCCTGAAACTCTGCGAATGTCGTTTTGCCACTCTGCAAATCTGAATAAAGCTGATTTACTCCATTGGTTCCCAGGTATCCCATTTCCTCCGCTGTCTTACGGAGTGCGACACCCATTGTCTCCTGCAAAGTACGCCACGATTGCATGTCGACGGTTCCCTTTGACAGCATTTGTATGTACTGCGTCATGCCCCGTTCTGCATCAGCGGTGCTAGCGCCATTCGCCATAAAGCTGTTGTTAAGGGCAAGAACGGCATCTGTACTTTTGTTGAGGTTCCCGGTTATGGTTGTCATTCTTTGCGTGCTGGAAACCACGCTGTCAAGCTTCGTAGGGAGCCCCTCTATTCCATCTGATAACTTTTGGATAGATGCACTGCTAACTTCTGTGCTATATCCAAGAGATTCCATAACCTTTGGATATTTCTCTATCGTGTCGAACCGCTTAATGGAATCTGAAAGTGCATCATTCATTACTTTCAGGGCCGCAGTCCCCACCTTTACGGCTACCATAGAGGCGGTAAGGCCTTTCATGCCGGATGCAGCTTTTTTACTGGAGCCTTGCAGCTTATCCATTCCCTCTATTGTGGTTTCTACTTCTTTTCCGTCAACTTTGACTTTTATTTCTACTACTCCGTCAGCCATGTTGCACCTCCTCCCTATCTGGCAGCCTGTATATCTCCTGTAGCTTCAACATTTGCTTGTCGTATGTATCCTTTTTACCGGGCTTTTTGTAACACCTAATCCCGCAGACCTTCGAAAATTGTGTGTCCTCTGGCAGCCCTTTTAAGAGGGCTGCAAATTTTTTGAAGTGCAGTTTCCCTTGCTGCTCAAAAAGGTCAATTCCATAAGCCTGGACGAATGCCGAATATATCAGGTCACCGTCATGATTGATGCGGTATGTTTCCTTAATGTCTCTTTTGGGCAATGGATTGCCTTGTAGGTCTGTATCCGGTTCAACATCATTTATCCCGGAATAATACTCTATAATCTTCTTCAAGAGTTCACTTTTTTCAATAGCATCCAACTCCGAAAGATTGTCTTGTACCAGAACCCGTATACCCACATCGGCTTTTATAAGTTCTGGTACATTTTTATCGTCTAACAGGTCGAATACTCTCAAAAGCTTGTCAAAAGAGGCATTCACCCTGTATTCGCATCCATCTATGGTTACAGTGTCGATGCAGGTGCACTCCGGCGTTTCTCCGCTGAGGGGATATTGTATTTTTAATCCCATAATGTCACCTACTTGTACTTGTCAAATACTGCTTTTTTATCCTCTTCCTCAAACTCCTCTTTAATTCCTACCGCAATCTGGAAGAGGTATTTTGATACGATAAAAGTTGAATTGTTAATGGAGTAAATCTTCTCAAAGGCTCCCTCGCCAAGAAAACTGTCAGCAATTTTTTTGATAAATTCCTTTTCGTCAACCTCCGCCTCTGGGTTCTCTTCAAGTACTTTAATTGTCTTTTCCATGCCTGACATCTTGTCGTAAAAGCTATTCACATTTTTATCGGAGCGGTCAAAATGGAGTGTGAACAATTCGTTGTCATTTTCATCCACAAAAGGGATATCTATAATAGTTGGTCTTGCTTTAATTGGCTTCATTTGTCCTCCTAAAAAGAAAAAGCGGAAAGGTTAGTCCTCTCCGCTTGAATCATCTGTTACTACAGCCATGCCCGCTACCCCCGTGCCCGCTACGGCTGCCACGGCCGGGGGTATTATTCCCCCGTTACAGCACTCTCCGTAGGAAGTTGGTTGAATGTAATGGTACAGGAGAAGTCTTCATACTCGGTAGCATCCCCGGCACCTGCAATAATATCTGTCACGGTTGCCATTCCTACCCACTGCTTATCGTTTGCTGCAGAGACTACCTTATGCCACACCTTCCTGTCATCCCCTGTTTTATATTTCATTCCGGCAATCATAGCTTGTGCCGGGTCCTCCGGGTCATAGAATCCCTCAAAGCTGTAAGCACCCGCTACACCTACTACAGATGTTTCAGGCGTTCCATCTCCATCATAGAAGCCTGTATCGTCTGTTTGCTCTTCCGTCTCATCCCCTACAGTTGCAATCCACTTCGCCAGTTCAAGCCATGTGGTAGGCGGCGTGGATGGTGTTTGAGCACTTACTTCTCCAATAAAATGTCCCCTAAGGGCGTTTTTTTGTCTCATAGTTTATTAACCTCCTAATACGTTGTTATTTTAGCTTCAAAATCCAGCAAAAAAACAAGCCAATTCTGCTCACCTGCTTCGGTGATATACGGCTTGTTCGTAATCTGGATTGAATTAAATGTGAAATCTTCACTTGTTAAGTTGCTTAGATTCTCAATGAAATCCGAAATCTGCCATAGTGAGTCCCCTAACAATTCAGGGTTTTGCGACTTCATAGCAATTTCGTAGTTTAATGATACATCCTTTGCCCCGTCCATGTACTCCCGGACTTTCTGACCGCCTGGGAGTGGATACATAACAAGGCTTTCCCCGATATCCAGATACCCTCTTTTTATACGTAAAGGCAATGAAAGGTCGGCGTTAATCTTGTCAGTGATTGTTTCTATAAAATTCAAATCCCCATCCCCCTTAAATATGCCCTCTTCCAAGAATCCATGCACTGTCCCTTTGCTTTTAAATCCCATCTCTTTCCAGTTCCAGGAGTGGAGTAGTTTTTAAATACCGCTTTCCCATTCTTTCCATAGAATTGTGCTTTTGCGTATTTGGTATTCCATATCAGGGAATCTCCATTACCGGACATTCGTCCTGTTGTACGCAAGGTATTGGATAGCTTTGGCACGAATTGATTCATGTCAGCAAGCATTTGATTAGCCATTGCATATTGTCCCCTTATCCTGGCTTTTGCGTCAAGTTTCCTATATGCTCCACCTAAATGAACTTTTACACTCACACCCATCAGACTACCTCCAACTCTATAGAATATATTGCATCAGAGTAAGGCTCATGGTTTTTCAGGACATTGGTTATTATGTGTTCTTGTCCGTCAAACGTGACGCGGGATTCCGGAATGAAATCCTGCAGCGGAGTAGTCATTCCGGCATAGCAAAAGATAACAGCATTGTACAGGATGTCTCTGCCCCCTGATGTGTAGCTGTACTTTGTAGTTCTGTCTATCCTCACGTTTATAATAGTGACTGGGGCCGCGTATATTGGACGCTGGTAATCATCCTTTTCGATTATCTGCTCATATACCATTTCGTCAACAAGTGTCTCTATCGGGGGTTTGGGTATCACCATACCGGGCACCCC